CCATTATCTACCTGTCCAAGAAGAAGGACAAGGTGGACAACGAGGTGGTAGGCAACATCATCCACTGCAAGGCGTACAAGAGCCGCCTCACAAAGCAGGACAAGATGGTAGATGTCCAGTTGAACTTTGAGACAGGACTAAACAAGTACTACGGGCTGTTGGATATTGCCGTGAAGTACGGTATCTTCAAGAAGGTGTCCACGAAGATTGAACTACCCACAGGCAAGACCGCGTTTGAATCACAGATCAACCGCGATCCTGAAAAGTACTTTACTCCCGATGTGCTTACCGCACTTGAAGCAGCGGTGAAGAAGGAGTTCTGCTACGGCAAGGACGACGCTCAACCTGTGGAAGATTCTGATGAGTGACAAAGAAAAAACTCCTGAACAGATTCAGCAACAAAAATCCAGTGAAGCCGCTTTGAACCTGATGGCAGAACTAGATCAAGAACTTGGACTATTTGACTATGAGCCAAACCGAAAAGACAATTCTAGCGGGACTGCTGACTGACTCTGAATTTTGCAAGAAGACCATTCCCTTCTTGCAGGAGGAGTATTTTCTTGACAGGGTTGACCGAGCGGTATTCCGTTCGGTAAAAGAGTTCGTGGACGAGTACAAGGGCGTTCCCACACGGGAAGCCCTGCTTATCGCACTGGAGAACAACAAGAACCTTAATGAGGACGAGTTCTCGCGGTGCAAGTCTCTTGTTGGTGACTTGAGCAAGGCAGGCAAGCAGGACTTGGAGTGGTTGGTTGACACCACAGAACAGTTCTGCAAGGACAAAGCCATCTACAATGCCATTCTTGAGTCCATTCAAATCATTGACGGCAAGGACAAGAACCGTACCCCAAACGCGCTGCCCGAGATCCTGTCCAAGGCTCTCGCGGTGTCGTTTGATACGAATGTGGGGCACGACTTCTTGGAGGACTACGAGCAGCGGTACGAGTTCTACCACCGTGTTGAGCGCAAGATTGCCTTTGACCTTGAGATGTTCAACACCATCACCAAGGGCGGGATTGCTCCAAAGACCCTGAATGTCATCATGGCAGGCACGAATGTGGGCAAGTCACTGTTTATGTGTCACCACGCAGCGTCGTGCCTGATGCAGAACAAGAACGTGCTGTACATCACACTTGAGATGGCAGAGGAGCGGATTGCGGAGCGTATTGACGCAAACGTGATGGACATCACGATGGACGAACTGGTGGACCTGCCAAAAGAAATGTACGAGAAGCGGCTGAAGAACGCCACCCGAGGGGTGAGCGGTAAACTCATCGTGAAGGAGTACCCTACCTCAATGGCAAGTGTGAGCCACTTCCGTATTCTTCTTGACGAGTTGCGACTAAAGAAGGGATTCGTGCCCGACATTATTTTCGTGGACTACATCAACATCTGTGCGTCTTCACGCTTCAAGCAGGGCAACAACATCAACTCGTACACGTACATCAAAGCCATTGCCGAAGAAATGCGTGGGCTTGCGGTGGAGCACGATCTGCCTATTGTCACGGCTACCCAGGTGAATCGGTCAGGGTTCTCGTCCACGGACATTGACCTCACAGAAACTTCTGAATCGTTTGGACTACCACAGACAGCAGACTTCATGGTGGCACTCATCACCACCGAAGACCTTGAGAAGAGTGGTCAGATCATGGTGAAGCAGTTGAAGAACAGGTACAACCAAAAGTCCACAAACAAGAAGTTTATTGTGGGGTTGAACTACGCCAAGATGAAGTTCTACGATGTGAGCAGCGACGAGTACGAAGACTTGAGCGATTCCAACATTGAGAAAAAGGAAGGCGACGGTTACGGAGCAGGCTATCGACCCCGTGACCTGACAGCCATATCATCAAAGTTCAACCGAGGCGACACTTCAAACTGGAGCATCTGATTGTCTCTGTTCATTGACAAAAAGTATATTGGATTGGTGTCTCCACAACTGGATCGGTTCAAGTGGAAGAGCCAATCGGTTGCTAACTGCCGTTGCCCCATCTGTGGTGACTCGCAGCGCAACAAGAAAAAGGCAAGAGGCTTCTTCTTTCCAAAGAAGAACGACTACTTCTTCAAGTGCCACAACTGCGGTGCAGGGCACAATATGCACCGATTTCTTGAAGCCGTGGCTCCTGCTCTTGCACGGGACTACTCGTTGGAGCGGTGGCGCAACGGCGAGAACGGCAAGAGCAACTACGTGAAGCCCGAAGAAGCAGAGATTGCTCTGCCAAAGGCTGATCTGCGCCTGCCCCGTATCACCAGCCTTGACGCAGACCACCCTGCACGGGTGTACATGGAAGCGCGAAAGATTCCTGACCTGAACCGTTTCTACTTTGCACACTCCTTTGGTGACTGGGTTCGCAGCATTGACCCGCAGTACACTGGTGTTCCAAACGAGGAGCGGATTGTGATTCCGTTTGTGAACAAGAGTGGAGAACTGGTAGCGGCACAGGGTCGTGCCCTTACAGGAAGCGGAATTCGATACATAACCGTGAAGTTCAAGAAAGACGGTCGTGCTGTGTACGGCGAAGACCGATTAGACTACTCACGGAGGGTGTATGCTGTTGAAGGTCCACTTGATGCTGCTTTCCTGCCTAACGCAATTGCTCTTGCTGGTTGCGAACTGTCTGAAGGGGTTAAAATGTTTGCGGACTGCGTTGTGGTCTACGATAACGAGCCTCGCAACACGGAAATAGTGGGCAAGATAGAGCAAGCCATCAAGAGCGGCTACACTGTTTGCGTGTGGGGCGACTCTGTGGACGAGAAGGACATCAACGACATGGTGTTGGCAGGCAGAACCCCCGCAGAGGTTCAGCGAATTATTGACGAGTGTGCTTGCAGCGGTCTGACTGCTCTAGCCCGATTTTCACAATGGAGAGTGCGATGACACATTACGAACTGAACGCAATGAACGAGTTCTGCAACACAGAAAACAGTAAACTTCTGCGGGACAGAATTGCACAGATGGATGTCGTGGAACGAATGGAAGCGGCTTCCATGTCACAAATGTTTTCGTTTTGGCGTGAGATACAGGACACATTAATTGTGGGTGCAGAAGAAATAAAGCGTCTTCGTGCCCGTGTTGCAGAATTGGAGGCTGGTAATGGAAAAGACCGTACAGGTTCTTGATCGTGGTTTCGTCCAGTATGTGGATCATCTTGGCAGCGACCTTACAGTAGTGAACGCTGCTAGGGTGTCGTTCAACAAGGAGAGCAGTTGGGACGGCGAACAGCACTGGAGTGGATCAGTTACTGGCAAGGCGTTAAGCCAAAAGGATCAGAAACTGATCGCTTACCTTGCAAAACACAACCACTGGACGCCCTTTGCCCACCCACAGATCACCCTGCGGATCAAGGCTCCCATTTCCATTCGCACACAATTTTTTAAGCACAAACAGGGGTTTGTCGAGAACGAAGTGTCGCGTCGGTATGTGGTGGAAACTCCTGACTGCTACACTCCACAGTGGCGCACCGCCCCAACTGGAGGCGCAAAGCAAGGCTCGGACGGGTTTGTGCCTGAAGGATTCGACAAGGAAATGCACACACGAAACTACGAAGAAGCAGTGTCCCTGTGTGTAAAGCGGTACGAAGACCTTATTGCGAAGGGTATTGCACCTGAACAGGCACGGTTCATCCTGCCGCAGGGTGTGTACACGGAGTGGTGGTGGACTGGATCCCTTGCTGCGTATGCCCGTGTGTTCAAGCAGCGCACCGACCCACACGCACAGTGGGAAATACGGGAGTACGCAAACGCAATCGGTGAACTTGTTGCCCCCCTGTTCCCCCATTCTTGGGTTGCCCTGACCACCTAAATAAAGGGATGGACAAATCCACCCCCAGTGAATCCTTTTCGGTAGGCGACTACCCAAACGGAACAGTTTTCAGACTTGTTCGCGGCATACGCGGCAGCAGTTATTCTGTGGGTGATCGCTTCATGCTTATAGGGGAAGAGGACTGCCACTCCCCAAACATTCTTAAATTAGGTGGCATGGGTGAGGGGTTCTTTATTGATCCCGCAGGCAAGCCCCTGAAGATTGAAGCAGACGAGTCCCAGTTCCGCACAATATTTGAAGCCGTGGTGGAAACGCCTGCTCCTGAACTGGTGTTGGGAGAGGGTGAAACCGTTGACCCTGAACCCAAACTCGTAACAGAGGAAAAGTTCACGGAGTTCCGCAAGGGCTTGGCAGGAGTGCTGCAAGAGATTGCTGCTGTACGCACAGAGCGTGGCGAACGCGGTCCACGGGGCTTTCAAGGCGTACAGGGCGACCG